GTAACGGACGAAACTGGTGTTGAACCTACTGCCGTTGAGTTAATAAGGGTAAATTGAGTTGCCATAATTACGCCGCCAATATGCCGTAGAGGGTTGCAGTACAACCTGTTGCAAAGTTAGAACCAGTAGCATTAAGTGTTATTGTTGAAATTGCGGAAGTATTTCGCCATAGGCTAGCAGATAACGCAATTTCACTAAATCTAAAATTGCTAGGATAATCCGAACTGTAATAACCAATTACAGATTTATACACAGAAGTATTTGCGTAATTTTGAATATCCATTGTAAATGGATTGTATTTATTACTTACTCCGTCATAATTAACATAATTAAGCGGTTCAACATTGTTTTGATTATTTACGGCGGCCGTGTAAGGAGTTGTTGAATTGTTACCTAATAATGTATATGAATATAATCCAGATGATGAATCATTATTAAATGTAAATGTTAATAAACCACCACTAGCAACAGTATTTAAGTTTGCTTTAAGAACTAAATCCGTATAAGTATTGGGGATTGAAGTAAAAGAAATTGCCGCAGCAGATGAGGCTAATGTTTGCGTTGCTATTGGTACATAAGTTTGCGCGCTGGCCATATTTAATCCTTACTTAATTCCGTAGAGAGCAAAAGTAGAGCCTGATGCAAGGTTTGAACTACTATTTGTAAAAATACTTAAAGAATTTATTGCTGCTGTATTAGGCCATGTACTGCTTCGAAAGTTTGGTCCGCCGCCGTTATTATTTGTATCAGAGGCAGACAGAGAACGAATTGTTTTATATTTATTTGTATTTGTGTAATCTAGAAAATCAGTAACTCCACTTCCAAAGATATTGCTTAATGAACTACTTGACGCAATAATGCCAATAACATTTGGGTTACCGTTATCGCTATACGAACCAGCAGTTGTGCCATTGCCAAACATTCCGTGGCTATAGTAACTAGTAGTATCTCCGTTAACTTCAACAAAAAGACTATCTGTATAAGCGGCGCGCAACGAACGAGCCGTATAGCGAAGTTGTAAATGTGTATAAGTTGAAGGGATTGAGTTAAATGTTGCGTAAGTAGTCGATGAGCCACTAATGGTTATCGTGGCAATCGAATAATAGTTGCTAGAAAATAAATGCCCCGATATTCCAGAGGCAAGAATGCCAGGTAGAATCATGCAATGTCTCCCATTACTAGCCAAGTGTTTGCACTTGTCTGTACGCAAGTAGCGCCGCTGTACTGCACACGGGTCTTAGGAGCCGAGGCGGTTGAACCATTGGAAACAATGGTTACGCCTGAGCCTTGGGTAATAGTCGTCTGGCCAGCGCCAGTCTGGGCAATGTTCAAGATAGTGCCGACTGGGAAAGCCACTGACGAGTTAGGCGGGATGGTGAAGGTGTTAGCCGATGCGTTGCTGATCGTAACAAGCGTATTGCTACCATCGCCAAGGACTGCGGTATATGAAGCAGACTGGGCATTGACGTTGATAGTAGGCGAAACTGCATTGTTCGTGAGTAGCGAGACAGCCATTAGAGTGTTACTCCTGTCGCAGTAAAGTCGGTGTTGCCTGTTGTGGAATACACGGAAATTGTGTCTCCTGTGGCAATCGTCCAACCTGGTGTTTCTTGGATCGAGCTGTTGCCTGGAATGGTTAGGCCGTAGTACTGATAGTACGCCGAACCGCCAGACTTAGTAATTGCTACACGAATTGTATCAGATGATGAGCCTTTGTTGCAGGCTGCGAATGAGGAAACAATGCTGCCGTTGGTGCTACCTGTAACAAGTGTTGTCAAGGTAGTAGCCGATGGCGTGGACTGTCCAAGAACGACGTATGCTGTTGCCATTACGCAATGTCTCCAATCAAGGTGAAGGTGTTGGTTGCTACGCAGATAATGGTTGCAGCCGAGTATTGGGTACGCAGTTTGGTGCCAGTACCGGTAAAGGTTGATGTGCCGTCGTTGGCTACGGTTACTTGACCTGCACCAGTTTGCTGGATGTTGACGGCTTGACCGACGCTAAATACACCCGCTGGAATAGTTAGGGTAATTGCGCCAGTGTTGTACAGCGTTACCAGTTTGGCTGCGTCAGCAGCTACTAGCGTGTAGCTTGTACCAGTCTGAACGTTAATGCCCATGGCAATGATAGGGGCTGTGCCGAATACCAGTGCGCCAGTACCTGTCTCATCAGTAACTGCGGCAGCTAAGTTAGCTGAGGTTGGTGTGGCAAGGAATGTGCCGACTGAGCCTGTAATGCCGTGTACTCCTCCTGGACCAGCAGCAGCATGATCCTGAAAGTCGGTCATATCCTGAGCAACAAGAACGTGGCGAACAACTGCACCGGCATTGTGAGCCGCTGGAGCTGAACCGTTAAATCCACGAGTGATGCTGAGGATTGCGCCAGAGGCGCCAGTAACCAAGACTAATTCTTCAGAAGCGGTGTTGTAATCCAATGCCAAGACATAAGGATACGAAGATGGAAAACCCACTGGGATGGTTGACAGCGTGACGCTTGTTGCGCTGCTGGTGATGCCAGCCGATACGGTGTTGTCCACCGCGTTGGCTGAGTAATAACGTCGTTGTGCCATAAGCCGTCCTTAGCTTGTGTAGTGAGTGCGAGGTGGGTACTGCTCTTGAAGGCGACGCACTTCGACCAGAAGGCGTTGCTGGTAAAGCTGTTGAATCATCCGACCAATGTTGGTAGCTGAACCAATCGGATCATTAGCCTGCATTGCGTCTGCTTCAGCAGTAGCGGCAGGTACACGACCCATATCCAGATACATGGCGGTACGGTAAGCAGCACCGAGAACGATTACTTCGCGGGCTGAATCTGGCAATCCCGTTAAGGATGCAAAGTCATCTGAGTCATACTGAAGCGTTGTAGGCTTCTTGGTGTAGGTAACCATGACGGTACGACCAGGAATAATGCCTTCACGAATTGAAATGGTCTTGCCTGTATTCCATGTGACAGGGTTAGCCATACGGTCAATGCGATAGTGGCGCACTGGCAACCATTCACGAGATGGGCCAATGGTTTGCCATGAGCAGCCGAGAACGTCGATTGCTTCCTGTGGCAACGGATAGGTAGTACGAGCCGCTTGCCAAGTAAAGGTGGTGTAGTAGACGCCGAACAAATCTGGGTAAACGCCGTCGATTGCGAGGTTGATGTTTCGCCGGATAACACTACGCGGAAAGGATGGCGTAATGGTTACACGAGTACCAGCCGTGTGGCTTGTAGCTACAGTGTCACGAAAACCTCGCCCATAGGCAGGAATGGTAGCCGTATTTGAAGTACGGTCAAAGGAGTCTACCCAGATAAGCTCGTCATCAATTTCGACCAAGCCACGGGTAAGCACGGTTCCGTCAGCAACTTGAAAAGAAGTTGCTGTGGCACTTAGCCCAGAGGTGAGGTAAGTCGCCTGATCCTGACGGTTGGTGTAACCCGTCAGAGCCAAAAGCGTTTCGTTGATAACGTCGATAAATTGTGTCACGATGTAATCCTTGCTGCTGCTTCGGCTTCACCAATACCGTAGGTACCAGCAAGCAGGTTTAATACGCCAGGCGTATCTTCGTAGTAGTTCTTGCCGCCATTGCGATAAGCGTAGATGGCATTCAATGCTCCGATGCCACGAGTCTGACCATGGCTAGAACGTCCACCAGGGATGACATTGTCAGCCCATTGGATGCAAGCACCGTCAAAGTCTAATTGCGGTACGCCATTGATAATGGTGCCAGCTAAGCGATTCATGTGATATGTCGCTGATAAGCCACCGTAATTTGCCATCTATCTGCCTTTCGTGGGGAAGGAATTATTTACTTGTTCTTGGTGCCGCCGACACCTTCATACTCACCGTATGGAGTCTTGGTTGGCTTGCCGGTCAACTTATCGTTGAGCTTGCCAACTGCATTCTTATTACATCCGCATTCTTTGCACATGTTACTTACCCTTCTTAGCTGGTAGGACTTTCTTCAAATTTGGATTTGCCTTCTTTGCCGCTGGGCTAGCCTTGCGGGTAGATGAGGCGAGGATTGCTCCGGCTGACTTCATAGAAACGCCAGACTTCTTGGCGATAGACTTTTGCGCTGCGGCAAAGCCCATACCCTTTTTTGCTGCTGCCATTAGATTGCTCCTGTTTCTTTCATTACGTTAGCCGTCTGCTTCGTAATCTTTGTAGCCGCTGGCATAGACTCAGCGTTGTATGCAACGCCTAGCTTGTCACTAGCAGCTCGTGCTTCTTGCACAGCTCTCATGGTTGTACCTGCGGGTTGGATGCCTTCAGACCTAGCTGCGGCATAGGCGTTAAGTTCGCCATCCCATTTCTTAGCCGACATATTCTCGGCTCGTCCTGCATCTCCGGTATTTACTTGGAGGGTAAGGAGCTTACAAGCAAAGCAGCCATCGACATAACCAGTATGGTTAAGATGATCCGATTCTTCAACGTCGGACGGGAAAGGTTCAGTATCTGTGTAGCCACAGACCGTGCAAGTGTAAATAGGAATCCAGTCATGCTTGTCATTGAATCCAAAGCTAATTGGTCCTTGCTCGTGCTGATGCTCGCTCATGTAATAGTTTCTCCATAAAGTCTATATTCCGTTGAATACGGTCTTGTTCAGGCCCGTTTGCTTTAGCCGCTTCTTTGGCAAAAACTAAGGCTTCTTCAACATGTCCGAGGTTGTATGCGCTAACGCCTGCAAGGTCGTAGGCTTTCCAATCCCAGATGGCAGATTCGTAGCAGTAATGGACGGAGCGAGGAAGGTCCAAAACACTAAGAGAGGCATCTAAACACCTTTGCCATTGTTGTCTACGATAAGCGTCTATGGCTATGCCATAATGCGGTTCGCCCTCATGGGGCAGAATCTCTACGCCTTTATCGTAATATTCAGTTGCTTCGTCAGCTTTGCCAAGCTGGTGTAGTGATTCACCTACCCACCGGCATACTGCTGCATGTTCGACATCCCAGCCTTGAAGCTCAAGCTGGCGCTTACCTGCGGTAACGACATCTGCCCAACGCCCATGGAAATAATACTCACGGGTCATATATGTCCACATTCGTGGATCATCGGGATATTCTTTGACGCACAGTTCTAGCAAAGTCAGATACTGTGAGCGAGACTTTGAATCATCTGGCTGATGCTTGATAACCGCATCTAAGATACTGACGGACTTAGCTTCTCCGTCTCCGTACCAAAGCTGTACTTCATGGCATGGATACTTCCAATGCCATCCATGGCGAGAATGTAATCTATCTCTGTGCCATGTGGAGCCAGTATCCATTGTTATCCAACCGACATTGGCATTCTTCTTCCAGCCCTTGCGTACTTTATCAAAGAAGCCAGGCTGAGGCACTTCGTCTAAATCTAGGATTACGCAAACATCTGCGTCTTTTGGTACGAGCGATAGCGCCGCATTACGAGCATCGTCAAAGCGCCAAGGGCTAACAGTAATATCATAAACCGTAACGCCGAGATTCCGTAACGCTTCCGCTGTGCCATCTGTTGATCCTGTATCTGCTACTATGATGTAATCTGCATCCTTGCAGGCAGCGGCATATCGCTCAACGTGTTTAATTTCGTTGAGAGCGATAGAGTAAACCGCTATCTTTGTCATGCCGCTATTCTATCACATGCCGCCAAATACTAAGATGTCCCAGTAGTTCGCTGCTCCCGTGCTTCCCGTAGAACCTGTCGCGCCTGTTTGTCCAGTAGCCCCTGTATTTCCAGTCGAGCCAGTGCTGCCAGTATTACCTGTCGCCCCTGTTGGTCCTGCGACGCCAGTCGCTCCCGTAGCCCCTGTTGAACCGGTGTTTCCTGTCGCGCCTGCCGCACCCGTTGATCCGGTTTGACCTGTTGCGCCAGTTGCTCCAGTAACGCTTGCTCCTGTGGCTCCAGTATTTCCTGCGGCTCCTGTGGCACCCGTTGCTCCTGTCGGTCCAAGTTGCGTGTACATAATCTGTTCGACATGAAGGTTAACACTTGGGGAAGCGGGACGAGTTGGAGATGAA